CGGAAGAGTCGAAGCCCATATCGATCCCCATAACCGAAGTGGGGAATCAGGCCACCGAAGGCGTGGCTGCGACGAATCCACGCATACTGCATGGCATGCCCCGCAAGCCATAGCCACATTGCAGCGATCCAGCAATTGAGTCTGTGCGCCATGGGTCATTTCGTCGTCTCGACATCCAGGTAGACGTTGCCTTCAAGCGGGGAATAGACCGACTCGACCTGCTGCCCGTCGCGGGTGATCGTCTTGAACAGCTCAAGCTCGTAGTAACCTTTTTTCCAAGTCAGGTCGGAGAACGGCACCGCGTCGAAGTAGAGCGTCACGGTCTTCAGCGCGTTGTCGATGGCGATCAGCTTGTTGGTGACGGTCATCGTGTAAAGAACAGTGTCGCCGTTCTTCTTGTTGCGGATTTCCAGACGGGCGTCGTAACCGGCCAAGTCAAGCGGGGTGTTGAACTGGAGTACGCCTCCCGAGGTGTAAGTCTTGAAGCCGACGGCGTTGATGTCGTTGATCTCTATCGTCGTCGCGTCGATCAGCGTAACCGCGTGGTAGTCCTTGTCCTTGACCTTGTTAGCCTCTGTGTCGATGTCCTTGACGCCTGTCACCGCCACGCGCCAGCCGTCGAGCAGCCCTGTGGTGTTGTTCAAGGTCATGCGGACAGGTGCGGACTTCTGAATCGCCGAGATCGTCTTGTAGACAATAGGCACCGTTTCGCAGCGCAGTACCAGCGGCTGCGTCTTGCCTTGCTGGAGATAGAGGTCTTGGGTTTTCTCGCTCATATTATTTTCCTTGCCCAAGTAACGCGGCGATAGCGGGGATGCCGAACAGCTTTGCGCCTATCCCAGCGATCACCAATATGCTTAGGATGTGCAAGATTCCCCAGATGCTTTTCTTTGCGATTTCGCTCTTCAGGTCGCGCCAGAAAGTCTCTTCAGCTTGAGCAGCTTTAATCATCTGTTCGTGTGCCCAGCGGTGTTTCTCAGGGCCGTCCGGGAAGGCCTCCATGAATTTATCGTATAGCTCGGTGATGTAGGCGCGGTCCTGCTCGGCATGTAGCGCCAGCGCTTCATCTAGGTCGTCGTTCGTGACCGGATCACTGCCGACGTGTCGGGTTTTGCGGCGCTCGGGTCCGTTGTAGGCGGGGCTCATTTCGTCACTCCAAACACAGCTGCGCGGCAGCGGTAGTAAACGCCAGCCACTTCGACCAGCTTTTCCGTTGTGGCCCCGAACGTGCCGTCACGGAGCACCCCCAAGGTCACGGGACAGCTTGAGATCATCAGCGCCGTCGGCTCTGCCGGTGAGGGCTTGATTAACCAGTCGCAGCCCGTCAGGACCGTGATTGCAATTGCGATACACAGGACGTTCAGTAATTTCACGCTGCACCTTTTGCCGGATGGTCGTGTGGCGAATCTCGATCTTGGCAATCTCCCGCGCAGCTGCTTCCTGGGCTTTCTGCGAGGCTTCGAGAATCAGCGTCCGCGCTTCGGAGCAATTCGAGTTCGCGTCGCTGCGCCCCTTGACGTAGCCACCACCAAAGCTGGCGAGGATTGCTAAGAGAGCGCCGAGTAGTAACCATGGGTTGATCAGGCCAAGCACAGCGCCCGCTCCTTTTCTCTACGGTTGGTCAGGCCGCGCCACACAACGCCCTTGACCTTGTTCCACATCAGGATCGCGTCACAGCCGCCAACCACATCGCCTGCGTTGAGCTTGCGCACAACGGTCGACTTGCAGAACGCCGGAACGCCGATGTTGTAGGAGAGCGAAACGAGTGCAGCGCGCCGGCTGTCAGGCAACTCAACGAAAACGCAGCTATCAACACCGCGATTGAACTCAACAAGACGGGCAGCCAGCTTTTCATCGCACTGTTCCTTGGTGTAGGTCTTGCCCCACTGAGCATCCTTGGTTTCGCCATAGCAGTAGGTCGGCACGCCGCCGACATCCGGGTAGGTGTGCGTCACCAGACCTTCGGCAGCGGCAACCAGCGCCACGGTTGCAGCCAGCCAGCCAGCCGTCTTTTTGACATTACTTGCCATCGTCGGCCTCGTTCTGCGCTAGAACACGGGCAACCAGTGCTCCCGCAGTAGTCAGCCCTGCCAGCGCAGCAAACAGACCTTTCGGCATGGTTGCGGACACGGAGGGCTCAAGGATTTGCAAGACGACCTCCACACCGGAGAGCAGAGCAGCCAGGACCATGAACTTGACGCTCCAGGCCTTGGTAACGACGGCTTTCCAGTCGGGAAGGAGGGTCATCACAAGCCTCCGTAGGAGACCACGCGGGTCTTGTGTTTGTAGCGCTCCCACTCGGCACGGACGAAGGCGCAGTAGTTCTCAAAGTCCCTTTTGCATTGTTCAGAGCCCTTGGGGTTGAAGCCGTCCGAATCAGGCTTCTTGTAGGCAAGGTGCTTCATCCAGTCGACCAGCTTGAAGTGATGGTCTTCGTCGACCTCGGAGAGTTCCTGACCAAAGTCGGTGATCTGGTCAAGCGGCAGACGGTACACGTGGAGGTCCACCGTGTCAGCCACTTCCGGCACCTGTATCCAGCGTACGACGCCGCGCTGCATGCCCAGCATCATGTAGCGCACAGGCCCTGTCTTGTCGTCCATCACCAGTTGCTTCATCTGGCCATAGTCCGAAGAGCGCATCTTGGAGAGGTCAGTGCTGTTGAGTATCTGCAGCGGGTGCGTGTCCGAGCGCCGCGTGGCGCTCATCACGCGCATGACCGAGGGGTGCAGGTCAGCCAGCGGCTCGCCAGCGACGATGTCTACTGTGCAAGCATCGGAGGTGAAGTCGGAGATGCCACCGGTCAGGCGAACAAACATGCGGTACGCCTCGTTGGCGTAGCGCAGTACTTCCGTGTCAGACCAAAGATACGGCTTTGTCGTATCGACGATCTCTGAGCGGAAGGTTTCGACCAGCCCGGTGGAGTCCATCATTCAGCCTCGGCCTTGGCCACCTTGAACTCAGCCCATAGGGCGACGACTTCGTTGCGGTCCACATCAAAGTCGACAATCTTCTCGACGGCTTTGACTGTCGGCACGCCTGCGCCCGTAAAGTCCTTGGACTCGTTGCGCTCAACCAGCATCTGAAACGCTGTGAAGAGAATGTCGTTGCGCTCACTGCCTACGGGGGAGGCGGGAACAGCCTTCTCGTCACTGAGTACGTCTTCGGAGACGCCATCTGCGCGCTCGGCGCCAATGGCCAGGGCGTCTTTCTGCATTTCCGGGGTGACCCAGGTGGGAACCCCTTTCTCAAAAGCCACGCAGCCAGCCAAGGTGCGAAGGAGATAGTTACGGTTCAGAACATAGTTAGGCACGGGTCACCTCGTTGTTTTGATTGTTTAAGAGTTTATCAGAGTACGTTAGAGACATCTAGCAAAAAGCCCGCCCCTTGTGAGGGCGGGCCTTTGAAAAAAAAGCACCGGACCGGAGCCCGGTGAAGCCCGCGTTAGTTCGGGTTTGCTTCGTTGGCGCGACCGGTCTGGATGTACTCCACACGAACGGTCATTTTGCCAGTAGTGCAGACGTCAGCTGCCGTGAAGGTGAGACGCAGGTTCTCGCCGTCACCACGGTAGCCTGTCGGCACCAAAGCGCTGATGCCGGTACCTTTACGGTCCGTGGTGCCCAAGTAGCGGTTGGCGCTACCGGAGTCACCAACGGTGATGTTGAAGGTGGCTGCGTCGAAGGCAGTCTCGGTCGTGACCGAGCCTCCGACGACGACGGCGCCAGCCGGCAGGTTAATGATGTCGACCGAGGTTGCTGCCGTGTTGGCGGCGCCGAAGTCAAGGGTGGTGCCCACGGTGTTGACCATCGTGTCATCGAAGTTGAAGGTGAACTCCGCTTCCATGACGTACTGGGCGGTGCGAGATGCGATAAGTTTAGCCATGATTCAAGGCCTCCTTATTGAGCGCAGTAAATGGACATGACGCCGTGATCTTCCACGGTGCCGCCACTGTACTGGGTGGTGAACTTCGGCTTCAGGAAGCCAAGAATCTTGGCAACGCTGATACCGGGCTGGTTGTCGTAGTCGAACTCCTTCTCGACCCACTCCGGATTGCCGATGTCGGCCATACCGAGAGCTTGAGCGCCGCAGAACAGAATCTGACAGCCGTCGACCGTGCCAGCGCCACCGTACTTGGAGCCAGAAGCGGCCAAGCGGGTGTTCGGAACATGGCGGAACTCATGCAGGTAGATACCGTCGATCTTGACGGACGAGCCGGTGAAGAGCTCGTTGCCAGCGCCGCGCTGTTGGGCGTAACGCAGGTTGTCACGATAGACAGCGTCTTGCTTGAGCTTGGACATGGCCATCGGCGACAGGAAGGCATGGTAAGTTTCCTCACCGCCGTTTTCCTTGATACCGCGCATGTAGTTTTCCTTGGCGTAGGCCTTGGCTTGAACAAACATGTCCCACATCGGCAAGTCGGTTGCAACGACGCCATTCTTGGCACCGCCAACGATCAGCTGCTTGGTGGCCGAGGTACCGTCCCAGCGGAAGACGCGCTTGGCAGAAGGGGCGGCTACGTCGGCAGCAAACTCAAGGTTGCGCAGATCGGAGCCTGTACGGGTCTGACCGGAGTTGCCGTACTGATAACCGATGCCGGCCAGCGTCAGGAACGCCATCTGGTCGATGCGGTCGGACAGCCAGTAAGCCAGCTTGTCACGCGAGTTTTCACGGAAGTTAACGACCGACTTCTGGTCAGCCATGCGGCCTTCGTGACGGTTGGCGTTACGCAGTTGGTCAATACGAATCACCTGATCGTAAGACTTCAGGACTTCTTCGTTACCTTCCAAGGTGCGATCACCGACCACGCCGTCGCCTTCAAGGTCGGCCAACAGGGTGATGACGGCGCGAGCGCCTTTTTCAGTCTTTTTCAGCTCGGTGATGTGTTGCACCATGCTGTTGGCATCTTTGCCAAGGAATTTGTTGATGAAGGACTGGTTGCGGGCTTGCCGCCAAAAGTCGAGGGACCAAATCGTCTTTTGTTCTGACGTTAAAAGGCTGAAATTCGTAGTTGCCATGGTGGCATCTCCTTATAAATCGAATGTTTTGAAACCTTTAGGTTTCGCTCTTTGGCCTTGTCGCTGGCTCGGCGAGTAACAAACGACCTATAACGAGGACGAAGCGGCTGGTTTTGAAGCTCCTAGCTTGAGCTGCGGCCTTATCGCTGGCCTTGCGAGTGACCCCGTGTCGTGGGGTCAGTCCGTCTCTGAGGAGAGAGGTGCACGAGGTGGGTGCGCCGTGAGTATATCAAAGACTGTGAAAGAATGTGAGAGTGTTAAGCCACAATTTCCCAGTCCTCTGCCAACATGTCGGTCTGTGACGCAAGCCAGCCGGGGAGCATGGCACGACGACCTTCAGAATTGACGGTATACATGTCGATGTGAGGGAGAATCTCACCGTGTGTCAGACCAGCCTTCATGTAAGGTGAGCCTTCGGTGAACTCCACAGCTTTCGTTCCGGGAACCAGCACCAACCACATGCCTTTTCCGTTCCAGCCAGCACGAGAGACCTTCTTACCCTGCTTCAGGGCTTCAATGGCTTGTCCAAAGTTCATCATGGTCTTGCAAACTCCTTGTGAATTTTACGGGCAGCTTCTGCGTAGGCAGCAGCGGCTTCTTGAGGGGTTAGATACGTTCCGATGTTCGTTATCTTCCCATGGCTGCGGATTTGAGCGCGGTAGACAACTCCACCCGTTCTCTGTCGCCTGCTGTAGACACCCTTCGGAAGAGAACGCAAGCTGCGAGAATTGGCCCGGTTCTGGCCGACCGTGCAGACCCGGAGATTGCTCCGTGTGTTGTTAAGTCCGTTGCCGTCGACGTGATCGACTACCCGCCCTTTTTCAGCGGACGTAATGAAACGGTGTATCCCAACCCACTTTCCGTCAATGGTCGAGGTCGCGTACAGATAGCCACGACGGCTGCGAGACGCATACCACCTGTGTGCGGAGACTCTCTGAAAATCCTCATCATCGACGAGGACTTCTTCTCCGCTGTATAGGAAGATCGTTCTCATGGTCAACCGATGTAGTCTCCACGCAATTTCGCCTTCGTCGCTTCAGGTAGCGCCGCGAACTCGTCCACCGTCAGGTTGCCAATGTCGATGTCGCTGGTCTTGCCCGCCTTGTCGGAGTCGATCCCGCTTTCCTTCATGCTGGCCGGCTGGCGTTTCTGCGTCTCCAGATTCTTGCGCACCTGTTCTTCCTTGCGATCCTCAACCTGCTTCTTGCCCAGCCCCTTGGGCTCTTCCTTGACCTGCTCGGGCTGCTTCAGGAAGCGCTCGGCGACGTACTTGGCCGCGTTGTCCATGGCCTGCGACGGGGTCAGACCTTCGATGCGCATCAGGGCGTTCTGTTTGGAGAGCACCAGCTCGACGAGGTCGGCGTCGTAGGACTCGGACTCCGGGTTGAACTGGGGATGGTCAGCCTCGATCCGCGCCACGACGGTGTCGAACTTCTGCGCCTCAAGGCGCTGGTTGATCTGCGCACTGGCACGGGACTCTGCCTCAGCCGTAGCGATCTGCCGCTCAGCCATGCGGATTTCTTTCATGACCTTGGCCGCGTCCTTGCCGTTGCCGTCAAGCAGCAGCTCAGCGTGCTTTTCTTCCATGGCCGCGATACTGGCCTCGATGGCTTCGATCTGCTCGGTGCGCACCGCTTCGCGCTCACCGGCCTGCAGCTTGCGCTCCAGCTCAGCGGCACGCTTCTCAGCCGCCTCGCGCGCCTCGCGCTCCTTGCCGACAGCCTCGTCGAAGCGCGACTTGGGAATCTTCGCCTCGAAGCGACCTTTGTCGTCGCGCGCCTTTTCCTCGACCTTGTCTTCCTCGTCGACTTCTTCCGACTCGGCAGCGGCCTTGTCGTCGACCTTGTCCGGGAAGACATCCTCGACCTTGTCGTCGTGCTCGGGCTCTTTATTCTCGGGCTCAGGGGTGACGATGCTGTCACCTCGGTCCATCTTGTCAAGCTCAAGGTTGTCAATGTCCGGGCCGGGGGCCAGATTGTCCATGTCCATGATCAAGCCTCCATCAACTTAGAGCGTAGCGCGTAACCCATCAACGGCCAGATTTTCTGCACAGCATTTTGGCGGGCAATCTTCCGACCAAGCTCGGCATCAAAGTTTTCCGGCGACGCGCAGGCTGATTCTCCGGTCACGGTGAACCCGTTCTTCAGGACGAGGACGCAGAAGGTAAGCAGCGTCAGCGGGTCGCCTTGCTCACACTCAAGTTCGTTTGCACCGCGAATACCATCTGCGGCGGTGAAGCAATACTCGGCGTCAATATTCGCCTCGATGTCAGCCGTCGTGATGCGCGGCGCGGTCAAGCCCTTGGCTTGGATTTCCTGCTCAATGGTTTGGTCGTTCACGGTACCTACTCCTTACTAACGGGGTTGTCGGAGGACGCTTCTTGTCGAAGCTGTTGTGCTTGCTGAGCCTCCTCCTGTTGCTCAGCCTGCCGTTGCTTCAGCACGGCGTCGTGCTGAGCTTCCTGCTGGCGGATGGCCATGTTCTGGGAGTGTTTCTCCATCTCCATGATCATCTTCTGCTCCATTTCTTGCTGCTTGAGCTGCATCTCCATCTGCATCTTCTGCAACTCAGCTGCCATGCGCTCGCGCTCGATGGCCATCTCTTCGCGCATCTTCATCAGCTCGGCACCGGGGCCCATGGAAGCCTCGTTCGACTTGATCTGCGTGTCGGCCATGGACTTCTGAGCGTCAGCTCCGGTCTTCTGAGCCTGAGCCTGCTTTAGCGCCACGTCAGCCTCCATGCCCGCCATCTGCAGCTGCGCCTGCTGCTGCTGCTCGGGCGAGGACTGGGCTTCCTGCATCTGCTTGATGATCTCGCTGCGACGCAGCAAGCGGCTGTTCTCGATGAGCACGGCGTCCGGGATGGGTAGGCCGAGCTCCTTGAGGGCGCGCGCCTGCTCGAACTGGCTGTCTTCGAGGCTGTTGCGGAACGGCGTGCTCGTAATCACGATGTCGTACTCGCCGACCGTCAGGTCGTTGGTGATCTGACCGGTCGCGTCGTCGTAGCCGTTGATGGTGAGCTGCTCCGGCTCACGCGTTATATCGTCATGCGTGATGTTGATGATGCGCTCTTCGGTATAGTAGTTCTGGACGATGTCGAGGACGTTGCGCGCCAGCATGAAGTCCGTGCGCTCCAGGTTGTCCTGCATCTTCACAAGGTTCACCGAGCCGCGCTGCTGCTTGTAGGCGATGGCCTTGGCGGCAACATCCTCGCGGTCGAAGCCCTGCATGGAGTCCGAGACGTTGGAGATCGTCTTGATGTGCTCCTCAGCCTTGTAGGTGATGCGGTCGAGGCCGGTCGGAATCTGGTTCGGCTGAATCTTGACCGGTGGCTGGGCACCCTTCTTGTACTCCACGACGAGGCCGGTCTGGGCGCCGGTCGCTTCAAGCTCCTCGACCGTCATATTGGACAGTGAGTCGGCCTCGACCACCCAGCCGCTGTTCGCCGTCGTGTTGATGACGTGCAGCTCCTGACTGGAGGCCTTGTTCAGAATCTCCTGCGGGCCGAGCAGGTTCTCGACCACGCCCATGGTGCGGCCATAGCGGAAGTACGGGAAGTACGGTACCGGTGTGAAGTGGTTGTACGGTGACCAGTCGTCGTGCAGCGCCACGTTGTCCGCTGTGACACACCAGCGAATGCGCTTGACCTGCTTCTTGATGGTGGAAATCTCGCCGCCAGCCTTCTCGATCAACAGGGCGATGCGGTTTCTGTCCCAGCCGACGGGTACCGGGCGGGTGTCGCCCGTCTTGATGTCTACGAAGTGGAGTTGTTTGTCCAGCTTGCGATACTGTCGCTCCAGCACGCGAATATTTCGCCGTACGCCAGCGTCATCAGCGATACCGTAGTAGCCGCCGAGCGGAATAATGCCAGCGAAGCGGTCGCGCACACGTTCAATGGAGTCGTAGCCATAGGGGTAAGAGCTGCCTTCCTTGTGTCGTAGATACTCGGCGTCGTCCTCACTGTAGAGAACGGCGATGTCTTGGTAGGTAAGCCACTTCGTGATGAAGACGTCATTCCACGTGTCTGGGTCGTACTCTTCAGCGTCCGGGTCGATCACGACGTTCTTGCTGTTCAACTGGGTGACGCGAACCTCACCCTCCATGCTGTCATTGAAGTCGAGACGCACGTCGTAGAACCCGCGTGAACGCACCAGACCGTCTGCGAAGACCTCCGAGCGCAGCCACTGCAGCTGGTTGTTCTGACTGATCTGCATGTAGACCTTGGACAGCGCGTCAGCTGTCTCAGCCGAGCCACCAGCTGACGGTCGGAACAATGTCTCGGTGCGGTTGTTGATCTGCTCGCCGAGGATGGTGCCGATGGTGGGGAGAATCTTGTTGATGGTCAGTGCCGGACGACGCTGAAGCTCCAAGGCGTTGATGTCCTGCTGGTGCCACTGGTCACCTGCGAAGAACTTGTCACACTTGTCAGCCTTGGCGACGAAGTCCAAATGTCCACGGTCCCTACACCACTGGAATCTCTGAAAATTCTCTTGGGACAATTCATTATTTACTGGCATTGAATGCCTCCAAATCAAAACTATTACTTTTCCGAGCGTTCGCTGAGCGTGACAAAAGCTGCAAGTTGTCCCAGACGTGAAGTCCACAAACCAGCTCATGCTTCAAAGGTACGATGTGATCTACGTGAAGCTGCATGTAGTTAGCTTCAAGGTAAACGTCTCGAATAGCCTGTTTGTCCGCCCAATTAGGGGTAGCCGTTCGCACTCGTGAGCGGCGCAACGCTTTAGTCAACTTCACCTGCAACGGGTTAGCCTTACGCCACTTTCTGTCAGCCTCACGCGCCCGGTCTGGATTGGCAGCTTTCCATTGGCGCGTCGCCAGCTTCTTGGGCTCTGGATTTGCCGCGTACCTCTCGGCATTTCTCATGACGACGTATTCGCGGTTTTCTTCCGCCCAGCCCTTTGTATAGGCAATCAGACGTTGGCGATTACGCTCGTAGTAACGAAGTTGCGTTTCTTGGCACCTGTCAGCGTTGCGCTCTCGGTACTCGCGGTCGGCATTCGGATTGCGCTTTTTCCAAGCAGCTTTGATGGCGTTGCTTCGCTCACGATTCGCTTCAGCCCACTTCTTGTCGTAAGCCTTCTTAACATCGGACTGACCCCAGACTTTCTTCGCTGTACGAATCTTTTCAGCGTTCTTTGCACGATACTCGCGGTCGTACGCAGCTTTTGCAGCTTTCTTGGCAGCAACTTCCTCAGCGGTACGCACTTTTGGCTCGGGTCCGGGTTTTGCCATGCTCAGCTCGCCAGCACGATGCGTGGCGCGTCTTCAAGTGGTGCGGTAGCCCGCGTGTTCTCCTCGCGCTGCTCGCAGAGGCCGGCGTACAGCTCTTGGAGCTGGTCGATAGAGACGGCCCAGAGGGCCTTGCGGTCCCA